GTCTGCACACTCGATGATTGCGGAAAGTTGTGGATAACCCACGCCAGTCTGCAAACGAGTAGTACAAACACTACCGGGTCCAATACCAACCTTAACAATGTCAGCACCACGTAAAATCAACTCCTGTGTCATGTCTGCGGTGACGACATTGCCCGCAATTATAGTTTTGTTGGGATACAGACTACGCACCTTTGTGACGAAATCGCCAAAATGTTCACTATAACCATTCGCAACATCAATGCAGATAAATTCAAATGGGTAAAGATGCATTAGGTCTTGCAGTTTTGCATAATCCGCATCACTTGTTCCCGTACTTACTGCAAGATTACCAAAGTTGATGTTTCCCTCATACAATTCGAACCCAGCGACCTTATAGCTCTTGGCCAGACAAGTAAACATAGAATTCTTGGCTAATACTTCTGCCATAGCAAGGGTGCCCACGCCATCCATATTAGCAGCCATAATGGCAATCCCCTTCCATTCAGCGCCGCTATGTTTAAAAGTGAAAGTGCGATGTAGATCAACTTCTTTACGACTTGCAAGAGTTGATCGCTTTGGGCGAATCAAAACGTCACTAAAGTCAAGAAGAATTTCGTTTTCAATTCTCATGAAATTTAAAATCCTTTGATAATCAAAAAACCCGATTGATTTCTTCTTCTTTGAACTTGGCACGATCAATTTCCCACTGATCCTTTACTGCCTTGCCCGAGATAAATTTCTGGAACTGACGATAAACATAGCTCTTGCTATTGTAGAGTTCTGCCTCATTAAAGCAGTAGCCATACATACTACAGAAATGGCGATACTTATCAAGATCGTCAAAAATCTGGTTTACCTGTGGGTTAGACTTAGTAGCATTCTTAGACATTATTATTCCTCATAATTTAAATGGTGTTATAAAAAATAGTGACACCCTCACATGCATTTTCATGAGCATTTATCTGGATGTCACGGTTGGGATATTGACTCGCGATATTTTCATAAAGCTCGTCACAGATGGCTTCACAAGATTTATGTAACATTTGAATTGTGAAGCCATCAAAAAGGTTAGCCACCCATCTTTTAAACTGATTGGTATCAAGTTCTTCGGGCTTAATCTCAATATATACTTTAAATTGTATTACACGAGGATTGATTCCTACTCTTGGAGAGGTAAATTCAATCCATGAAAAGCGTTTTGCTTTATTTACAATTTTATTTCTCTCATCTCGGAGAGCGGCGGAACGTTGTTCGTCAATCATAGCTGCTGCAATATACCATATAGCCTGTCGTAAGTCAAGATTTTTGGTTACGAAGAGACTTTCTTTTCATCTTTGATCAAAGTAGCGATAACTTTGATCTGGTCCCTTTTCTCATTGATTTGATTTAACAAATCATTTATGGCAGGACTGGTTGAAGCAAGCCCTTCAATTTGGAGTTCTTCATCGCGCTTTTTTCGCGCCCAATCAAGCAATGATTCTGCATCTGGGGTCAGCCCAATTTGGGGGAAACCCATATTTAATTGGACCCAGCCGCTCCCGTCACACACTTCCAAACATTGGGTACTGGTATTAAATCTTACATTACCGGTACCCATCGCACTTACATAATTATTCGGATAGACGGTGACGGTTCCCGGCACCCCGTCCCTGACCATAACATACCGACCATGACTGCTGATTGTTTTAATCATTATTTCATCCCCGGAAGAAGATAGCGCCATACGGAAAGGCCACTGTCCACAGTTATTTCAATGGCCCCGGCATCTGTGATATGTACCATTTTATCACCGGGTAAATCCATGATAGACAGAAAAGTTTTTACTGGCCAATTCCAAGGTCTACTTAACTTTCCACTGACATTTGACTGAAAGACAAAATTACCAGAATGTGTTGAAGGATCACCAAAGTAAATTTTCAAATCGCCATTTTCTGTCTTGGTCTTAAAATATGATTCTTCACTATTAGCCTGTGACTGCTTTTTCAGTCTCTGGATATTAGCTATTGA